AGTGATAGCTTCGAAGGAAATTGGCCAGGAATAAACCAAACGGCTGAATTGGAAAAAATGGCTAATCTATTGATAATGATGCATGTTATTAGAGTTAAAAGCGTTGTTGAATATAGCATGCTTATGAAACATGATGGATCATTTGAAAGATATGGGGGCAAAGATAATATAAACATTGAAATAGTTGACGGAACATATATAATTAACTTGAAATTATCTGACAAACATTACACTTTGCTGATAAATGATACCTTCTTTATATCCATATATGACAATATATTGTGTGTTAATTACTCAAATCATTACAATTACATGATAACCTTGCTTGAAATGAAATTTAACGCAAATCTTATTTGCTCATCAAATGAATATGAAGATATGAGAGATTATATTCATGTATTGTCTGAACTGCCAAAACTTGTATCGCGATATGACCAAATAACTGATATTATGATCTCAATAGAATCATTAAGTTTATATCTTATGGATCTCTTGGGCAAGAAGAAACCTTCACTTATGTGTATCATTGATGTGTTGGATAATCTTATATCATCAATATCTGAAGTTGAATCAAATAATAGTACTGCTGAAGATCTATTATACAATATATTGCATCCGAGCTTGTTGAGTAAGACGACTTGGTTGAATAGGTTATTGAAATCTATGACTAATGTAAAATGTGAACACTTAGGTGACTTATCTTCATCTCATAAATATTTATCGTATGCAGAGATAATTTATCATAAAGGTTGGAAAAAGTATCATGATAGAACAGCAGATCGATTTAATACAAATCAAGTAACAATGAAGCGTATAATATTGTTGGCAAGGAGAGAATTCACTAGGGGATATATTAAGCGACAAAAGCGGGTTCCAAAGATGCTAATTAACAAAGAAAATGAATCATCTATTAATGAGTTTAGAAGTAGGATTGAAACACAAGGAATTTCTGCATTCACTAAATATGAAGATTTATCAAATTGGGAAAAGTTAATCCCATATGATTGCTTATCCAGCAAAGCATATTCTGACCCGGTAATGAATTTACGAGATAAAGCTTGTACAGTGGATAATTACGAATCAGGAAAAAAGAATTCTGTAAAAGAAATTATCCATTATTTGAATCATGATCTGACTACGATACCTGATCTTAGTAATATACTATCTAAAGCAAAACCAAAAAAGATAAGGCAATATCAGATCTTTCAGAACAATGACATATCATGCAATGAATATATTAAGAACAAGCTCAGAACACCAAGAAAATTAGTTACCCGACTTGTTCCCAAAGAAAAGGAGCAAAAACCTGAAGGTAGATTCTTCGGTGTTGCATCTTTTGATGTCAAATTAGCATTAAGTAAGATGATGGTTGATGTAAAATCTGCATTGGGTTATTTTCGAGATCAAGTGATGACATTATCAGACATGGAGAGGAAAATACGTTTTCATGAGGCAGCACAGACTCTAAGAGAGGATTCAGTTTACTCTCTAATGATTGATATATCTGGTCATAATCAGTCAATGACAGAGTCTAATTGCAGAGATTTACTCGAATTTGTAATGAATCTATTCGGGAAAACCGGATATGGTGACCTGTATCGTATATTTCGTGATCAAACAGTTGTTCAAGAATATGATGAATTGGGGATCAAATATGTATCATCTGGACAATCAGGGGGTATAGAGGGTTGGATGAATCATTTGTGGGGTTTACAATCAGCATTGATTATGAGATTATATGTTGAAGATCGTGGAATAGATACAATAGATATATTGACATATTCAGATGATATACAATTAATCTTCAGATCATATGAGGGTATGAGTCCTGATTATGTGTTCCTTGGTGCACAGGATGCTTACCGTGATATGGGACAGCTGACAAAATTGAAGCAAACCCAGTTATCAGGGACAAGACTTACCATGCTCAAAAATCACTATTGGAAGGGGCTTCTTCTACCCACCACCTTTAAGAGACTACTATCTATGTCAATATTTTCTAGCAAACATTATTATTCCGACACTGCTGAATTTGAATCAATAAATTCAACAGTCACTTCTGCCCTTGATAATGCTAATGATCTTTACACAATATTGTATATGAAACATATATATCTCTTTATAGTTGGGTACAAGAGATTCACTGAAAAAATCATGTCATTTAATAATCCTGAGATAATAAAGCACTTACCTGCAAAATTGCAATCATATGTGGATGCAATAAATACACCTTCAGATGATATTGATATTCTGAATTTCAACTTTGGAAAATCATACATTGTTTTTCTGAATGATAAGCGAGTCACTATAAAGGTCTCAGAAAATGGTGTAGAATATGGCATAAATACAAAAAGGGGAAATTATGAAATGAAGTACCTTAATCAATCTGATGAAATATATGATGAATTGTCATATGCTATAAGGCTCTATGCAACTAAAGCCAATGTGAAGAGTGA